TTCGGAATATACAGCCACACCCTTTTCGGTAAGAAAATTCTGGGTGTGGAAAGAATATGGGGTTAATATTTTTGGGAAATTTTTAATAAACTTAGGGTTGTTCTGGTGGACAATTTCGACAGCTTTGTTATAAATCTCAATATAACTATCATATGTAGCTTCTTCATGCTGGGCAAGTGAATCTTCAAAATCTTTAACACGCGATTTATATACTTCCATATCTGGTACAGCAGGGGACGTCTTAGTCCAGTAAATCATGTCGGTTATCGAATGAAGATCAAGGGGGGCGCGAATAAAACGAGGCGCCACTGCGTCACGTAAGAATCTGCGTTTAAGGTAGGTTATTTGAAAGATGTTTTCAAAATCGAAGTCAACATGATCTCGCTTTTGGGAATCGGTATAAGTAATTCCAATATTCTTAAAGTAATTTACGAGCTTTTGAAAGTTCACATATTTCCTCAGAATAGTAGCCAAAGCTATAGCGTGATCATCTCCATAAACTGCAATTTCCATGTTATCTTTAAGGAATTGCGGAGTGATCTTTTCACCAGTTTGTTCTTCGAATTTTTCTTGTTCCAAAATATCCACTATAGCAGCCAGTAAATAAAACCAATTGCAAAGTGAATTCAGAGGAGCGGTAACAGGAACGCCAGACGGCATACCACTACGCTTACGCACCAAGGTATTTAGCACAAGAATGTCAGTGTGTATAAAGGAAATGGCAAGGGCTATACGAGCCTTCTGATTTTGTTCACAATCTCCGTACCAACGGTTAATTGCTTCAACGCATTTCAGAATTACGTCAGCCATAAGCTTACCATCCCAGTTCGCATAATCACCTGCAATAATTGAATCTTCTCCAAATTTTGTAAGTCTATTGAAAAGGGCAGTCCAATCAAGGGAAGTTGGGTTAATGCCTACACTAATCGGCTCATCTACACAATTTTGTTGCATAGCACCCATAAACACTCCAAAATATTTGCGTGTTAAAAGAGAAATTTCCAGAGGCAAGCACTCAAACGTGCGAACCTTCGCATTCTTAATCTTTTTCTCACTTACGAGTTCATCTTTCATATTCTCGTATGCAAAATAAGTGGGTATGATTCCTTGTTGTATTTTATTGTCTACCTCATTGTACCGATTCATGAAGTAGGTGGAAAGTAGTTGTCCTTGAAACATTGGGCCATTCGGATCAGTATTGAGCACATAATGAGCTTGCTTTCCAGTCTTATAGGCTTCATTCTCATCTTTCAGCAATGCACTTTTCCCTTTCGCACCACGAGTCAGCTTAACATAAGGAAAGCCAACACTAGTCTTCACATCGATACCAATCATAAAGCCGGGAATACCATTGAGGGTTTCAGAGAAATCCAAAAGGCGCTTAGTAACACTCTTGGGTCGAATCGTAGACAATACAGTGCAGATGGTAAGATAAGCAAGTTCAAAAGGTCTAGACGGGAAGGTATGAGGGGCGTCGTTATACTTATTTAGAGCAATAGACATGGGTTTCACTCCTGCCTGACGAATCTCGTCATCAACACGATGATCTTCCAGAGAGAAAGTTGGTGTAGCTCTCTTTGTGTCAAAAAAGATACTATCTTCAGCCTCCATCTCATTAGTTATCAAAGATTTCTTTATCCTGGTCTTATTTGAGGGAACCTGGGAGTACGCATTAGGTACTAATCCCCAAGCTGGTAAATGCTGACCATTTTGGATCTTCTTCTTATCCTCTATTTCCATTGGATCTTCAGTCATGATAAAAGGTTGCATGTGGTCATAGGATTCCTTTGTAAAAACAACGGGGTCCATGACTTCAAGCAAATCTTCGACCATTTCACGAGTAATGATCTGGGCCATACAACGCTTGCTGTTACCAGCAACGTGAATACCACATAGAATTCCATCTACAGTATTATTATTAAGTAGAATTCCAGATCCGCAATCTCCTTTGCCAGTGGGAAGATGATAAGTCAAACCACGAGCAATATATCGCTCAAAAATCTTTCCGTCAGTTCCAGTATCCTCAATTGTTCGTCTTTGCAGGTCAATTGTTGCATTAGTCAATTCGGAGTGTAACCCTCGTTGCAAAACAATAGGGGCATTACTATCAAGCATACTAATACAACTCTCACGAATGAGGGTATGGACTATACCC